CTCGGTCTGAACGCTACGACAGCCGCGGCGCGTTTGGTGCAGCTTGCTCAAGGAGCCAAGAGCGAGTACGTACAGCTTGAAGCGAGTAAGGATATCCTCGATCGCGCTGGGTTCAAGGCTCCTGACAAGCATATGCACCTGCACGCTGGCGACATTTCTGTGAATATCGATCTGTCATAGTGGGGTGGGGGTCAAAACTCGAGCATGCCCCCCTCGACCCCGCCCATCACACTTGCAATTCTGAAAAAAGCTCTGTAGCATATATGCAGCATGAGAATCATTACCGCCATTATTGTTTGTTTATTTTTGTTTGCTTCTGTTGGCCTTTACCGGCTTAATGAATTGAACAAGATACCTGTTGATGTAGACAACTACTCAACTTATAATCTTATAGAGATATATATATTGGGTGTAGTAATGTCTGGTTTGGCTTACCCAATCTATCCAGAGATTGCTATTGAACACATGGCTTTGTACTCGAAGGACAAGCCACAACGTCACAGCAATTTTTTTATGTCATCAAAGGTGGTTCAAAATGCTGTTGATAATTACAGCAAGCCTGTAATGCTAACATGGCATGCGGATAGTTATATGTTTGGCAATCCTGAAGCTAGAGTTGCATTGGCATTGAATGGTGCTGTTCTTAGCAAAACCACGGATGAGATACATATTGATGTGCCAATAAAGTATCCACGCAACTCATTGGTTAAATTGTTACCGATGGTTGAGGTGCAAGAAGGTTTGTTTTGGGTATTGCAGCAAAAGGGTTGGTATCACACTGGCACAATGACTTGGACTTATGAGATATAATTTTTTGTGCGTTGATCTGTTAAAAATTTTTATGTAGCGAGGTACTATGTTAACGCTATCTCAAATGTTTGATTCTTTCGACACCTTTGTAAGAACTGGTTCAAAGAATGATTTCATCTCAGAACATTATGCTTTTTATTTGCGTGGTGTTTTAAACTCTGTAAATCCTGTGCATAGAGCAAGCTCTAAACTAATTACAGAAGATGATGTATCTGGTGAGTATCTTGAGGCCATGAGATTAGTTGCAAACACTTATGCTAAAGATTTAAAAGATGGTGAGTTTGTAAATATAGGCTATGCTGATGTTCGTCGTGCGTTAGGGGACAAGGGTGGTTATTGGACGACCTTTGAAGTTGATAGTATGGCAGATACTATAAACAACACTCTTGGCAAATTTAATATACGAAACACAAAAGGCCAGCTGCATGTTGATTACGACACATACGATTTCCCTACAGAGTTTGAAGATCGCTTGTTAAAGGAAGAAGGTCGTTCTGCTACAGCAATGGACTACATAAAAGAAGCTGTTAACATTGCTAGTAATGATAAATTATATAGCTCTTATAGAGAAAAAATACATCGCACAGCACATCTTGCTGGTGAGTTTCTTATGCCTGATACTGCTGATGATAATTTAAAAGTCCGTATTGCTATTCCTACTGAGCCGCAAGTTATTGACATAGATTTTGATAATGATATTGAGCCAACAGCTACTGATGTAGTTTTTGAAGGGCCGATGACAAACAAGCGCAAAGATATATGGGATCGTTTTTCAAACATCTTTATTGGCGAAGCTCAAGCAGCAGAATCTTCAATGCCTTTGCCTAAGTCAAAGCCAGAAAGAACAGTGGACATACCGCTTCCTGTTTCAAAACAAGATATGCTTGCAAAGCGCGATGCAATGCAAGCTGGGCAAGCTGAAGCGTTTTCGGAGAACATTGCGTAATGCCGCCAAGGACACCAGCATGGACAAGAAAAGCAGGCAAGAACCCCAGCGGTGGCCTCAACGCTGCCGGTCGCGCATCTTACAAAGGCGGCACTCTCAAAGCACCAGTGAAGTCAGGGGACAATCCAAGGAGAGCCAGCTTCCTAGCAAGGATGGGCAACATGGAAGGTCCAGAACGTGACGAGAAGGGTGAGCCTACACGCTTGCTAAAGTCATTACAGGTATGGGGTGCATCTTCAAAAGCAGATGCTAGAGCCAAGGCTAGAGCAATTAGTAAGCGTAACAAAGCAAAGAAAGCGAGTGCATAATGTGTATGTCTAGTGCTGCAAATAAAGCTATGATGATGGGTATATTTAAAAAAGTTGCGGATCTTCAAAAGAAACCAGAAGAGCCTAAAGAATCTACATCAACGAAAACACCTACTCAAATGCCAAAACAAAAGCGTAGAATTAGACCAAGCCGTTTGATGCGTTCTGGATCAGGCAATCGTTCATTCATAGAAGGAAGTAAATAACATGCCAATGGGTAAGGGAACATATGGTTCGACTAAAGGTCGTCCACCAAAGAAGTCAATGCTTACTGGTGAGCAAAAGAAACTGCCTAATGCATTAAAGAAAAAAATATTGAAGTCAAAGAAAAATGGCAGTTAATGAGGCTGGCAACTATACAAAGCCAGCAATGCGCAAGGCTTTGTTCAACCGCATAAAGGCGGGTGGCAAGGGCGGTAGTCCTGGGCAATGGTCTGCGCGTAAGGCGCAAATGCTTGCTAAGACTTACAAAGCTAAAGGTGGTGGGTACACATCATGAGGAGACCACAAAGATCATTAGTAAATTGGACTGAACAAAAGTGGAGAACCAAGAGTGGCAATCCATCCACCCAAGGATCAAAGGCCACAGGGGAAAGGTATCTTCCTTCCGCTGCCATCAAAGCGTTATCATCGAAAGAATACGCAGCGACCAGTGCTGCTAAAAGAGCAGGGCGTAAGGCTGGTAAGCAGTTCGTTAGCCAGCCTAAAAAGGTACGAGATAAAGTAAAGAAGTTTAGATAATGGCTGTTGCTGAAATCCTCACAGGTATTGCGCTAGTACAGCAATCAGTCAAATTTATTAAAGAACATATTAGCACTGCTAAAGATATTGGGCAGATAGCTGGGCAGATTGACGATCTGTTTCGTGGTGAAAAAGAAGCACAGCAAGCTAGAAACAGAAAGTCTGGTGGCGGCATAGGCGATCAGTTTGGCGTTGACACTGTTGCTAAAGAAGTTATTGATGCCAAGTTAGCTGCTGAAAAATTACAAGAAGTAGCCACTATGGTTGATATGCGCTTTGGGCATGGCACTTGGAAGGGCATTGTGACTGAGCGTGCTAAACGCATGCAAGAGGCTAAGGAAGCTGCCACCAAAGCTAGGCTAAAGAAAATGCGTGAAGAAGAAGAGTTTATAAACAACATAAAATCTGTTGCAATAATCTTTGCGGTAATTATTGTAATGGTTGGTTTGTTCATAGCCTTAATGGTTTCAGTTGCAAGAGCAATAGGTTTTTAATGTTTTATCATAAGCTTACTAAGCATGAACGTGAGTTGCTTCGTATTGTAGTTAAGAACGTACACATGCAATATTTTCCTAAAGAGTTTCAATCTGATTATGAGGCAGACAAGCTTATTGCCTCATTAGCACCGTACACTGTTGAACGTATGAAGCAGCAAGCAAGAAAGCATAAGGTTGACGAACTTTAAATACAAACCAGACGGACAAGTATTAAAAGACTTTATGAAGTCTGATGTATTCTTTCGTGGCCTTAGAGGGCCGGTTGGATCTGGCAAATCTGTTTGTTGCTGTGTTGAAATCTTTCGCCGCGCACTTGAGCAGAAAAAAGCAGAAGATGGTATACGTCATAGCCGTTGGGCTATTATCCGTAATACTAATCCACAGCTTAAAACAACGACAATCAAGACATGGCTGGATTGGTTTCCAGAAGATCAATGGGGAAAGTTTACTTGGTCTGTACCTTATACGCACCATATTAAAAAGGGTGACGTAGACCTCGAGGTTTTGTTTTTAGCACTTGATAGGCCGGAAGATGTTAAGAAGCTACTTTCATTAGAGCTTACTGGCATATGGGTCAATGAAGCACGCGAAATACCTAAAAGCATTATTGATGCAACGACAATGCGTGTTGGTCGTTTCCCTTCAATGAAAGATGGTGGATGCACATGGACAGGTGTAATAGCAGATACTAACGCTCCAGAGGAGGATCATTGGTGGCCTATCATGTCTGGAGAAGTTCCAATACCGGATCACATTCCAAAAGAAGAAGCAAAGATGTTAATCAAGCCAGACAACTGGCAGTTTTATACACAGCCTTCTGGCATGAGGGAGGAAAAAGATCAGGACGGAAGCGTCACAGGCTATGTCCCAAACGAGAGTGCAGAAAACCGAAACAATATGCGCAGCGATTATTACCCCAACATTGTGATGGGCAAGACTAAAAGCTGGATTGACGTTTATGTAATGAATAAGTTAGGAGCGATTAAAGATGGCAAACCCGTTTATCCCATGTTTGCTCCTGATATCCACATCGCCAAGGAAGAAATCCCTGTGGCGTCCGGTGTTCCTGTATATATTGGTGTTGACTTTGGTCTTACTCCCGCTGCTGTTATTGGGCAAAAGGTAAGAGGCAGATGGCTTTTGCTGCAAGAAATTGTAGCTTTTGACATGGGCATTGTTAGATTCAGCGAGGTGCTGCGGCAAGAGATATCATCTCGTTACGGTGATTGTGAGATCAACATTATTGGCGACCCTGCTGGTGACTTCCGCGCACAAACTGATGAATCAACGCCATTCCAAATCTTAAGAGGGTGCGGGTTAAATGCACGCCCTGCGCAATCAAACGATGTATCCTTGCGTCTTGAATCTGTTAATGCGCCTCTTAATAGGATGATTGAGGGTAACTCTGGTTTGTTGATTGACCCTAGATGCCGCACTCTTATTAAAGGTTTTGATGGCGGTTATCAGTACAAGCGCATGCAAGTATCTGGCGAAAGATTTGATGATAAGCCAGAAAAGAATCACTTCTCTCATATACACGATGCTCTTCAATACTTGATGATGGGTGCTGGCGAAGGAAGAAACATCTTGCGCAACGTCTCAGCACCTAGTAAGCCTTTTCAAGCAAAGACGGAGTTCGATGTTTTTACTCGAAGACCAAAGCCAAGAAGACAGGGGTTGTGGTCAAGACTTTAATTGTGCGTTGCATATTAGCGTTGCATAAGGTTATTACCGCATAAAGGAGTTTAATATGTGTACTTCATCTATCATGAAACCGATTGCCAAATTAGGGCGTGGCTTGCTAGGTATATCTAAACCTAAAGCACCAGAGCAGTCTCAAGAATCTAAGGATGCTGCTGCGCAACGTAAAGCTCTTATGGCACAGAATGAAGAGGCTCAAAAAGAAGAGCGTCAAAAAAGACTTGAAACTCAGATGCGCCGCAAAAAAAGAGGCGGCTCTGGTCAACGGTCTTTGATCTCTGGTCAGGCTGGTGGTGTCGGTTATTTTGATGAGACTATCTAATGGATACTATCGCACGCCGTATGCTGGAACGGTTTGAAAAAGCAAAAACAAACCGCGTTCTTTTTGAATCATTGTTTGAGGAGTGTTATGAATACGCTCTTCCAATGCGGCAAAGCTTTTTTCATGAAAGCCCTGGGCAACGCCGTGACGATAAAATCTTTGACGAAACTGCTGTAGTTGGCACACAAGAGTTTGCATCTCGTTTGCAATCTGGCCTTGTGCCAAACTTTGCACGTTGGGCAGATCTGCTTGCTGGCAGTGAAATACCAGAGCAAGAGACTGATGATGTAAATAATAGCTTAGATCAGGTAACGGATTATGTTTTTGAGATCATACAAAATTCAAATTTTGGTCAAGAGATACATGAATCTTTCATGGACTTGGCTGTCGGAACAGGTATCTTGCTTGTTGAAGAGGGTGATGCGGTTAATCCGGTTAGGTTTAATGCTATTCCGTTACCGAGTGTATACCTTGATACAGGTCCAGATGATAAAATTGATCATGTCTATCGACAGCGTACTCTTAAATATTCGGATCTGCCTGTGGCGTACCCGAAAGCGGTTTTCCAAGAAAGAACCGCCAAAGCAATAGCAAGCCAGCCAGATGGCAAGGTTCAGATTGTTGAGATCGTTTGCCGCAATTATGAAAAGCGGAATGAAGATCGGTTTGACTTTTATGTAATTAATGTACCAGAGCAAGAGACTATTGTAGTAGATCAGTTTGTTGGCACTGGTGCTAATCCATATGTATGTTTCCGTTGGTCAAAAGCCAGCGGTGAAATCTATGGACGCGGGCCGTTAATCAATGCTTTGTCTGCTATTAAGACAACCAACCTAACTATTGAGCTAGTGCTTGAGAATGCACAAATGGCTATCTCTGGCATCTATCAGATGGATGATGATGGTATCATTAACACAGATACTATCAACCTTGTCCCAGGGACAATCATTCCAAAAGCAATGGGGTCGCAGGGTTTGCAGCCGATCAGGAACGCTGGCAACTTTGATGTTGCACAAATTGTTCTTGGAGACATGCGCAACAACATTAAGCGTGCATTGTATAATGACATGCTTGGCGACCCCAACAAAACACCCGCTAGTGCAACGGAAGTAGCAGAGCGTATGGCTGATCTTTCCAGACGGATTGGTTCAGCATTCGGACGGCTTCAAGCGGAAATGGTGCAACCTGTATTGCAGCGGGTGGTTTATATCCTAAAGAAGCAAGGTCGTATCGATCTGCCAACAATCAATGGTCGTGAGGTTAAGGTTCGCTCTTCATCGCCATTGGCACAAGCACAATCCAATCAAGACATATCATCAATATCAAGATACCTACAGCTTGTAGGTGGAACATTTGGTCCAGAAATTCTAAACCTTCTTGTAAGTTCAGAAGATGTTGCGGTGCATCTCGCCAAGAAGTTTGGAGTGCCTGATACTCTTGTTCGCGACAAAGTGGATCGTGAGCAATTG